ATTAAGTTCCCTCAATGTTCTTCTGGATTCTTACTTCTATTACACGAAGTAACCGCGTTCCCATCCATCCGGCGATACCGCAAAAGGCTCCGCAGACATCCGGGTCAAAACCAGCCAGATTCCTCAGCGTTGTGTAAGTTATCAGTCCGCACACAGCTGAAATTACCGTGTGCAACATAAATTCGGTCCATTTAAACTGCTTCCCCTCCTCTACTTTTAATAAGTACGAAAGGCTTCCGCAAACTGCAGCGAAGATACAACTGACTGCTAAGTTAGCCCATACTTCTCTTAAGTGTTCAATCATTTTTCTTCCCACAAAAGGTCAATGGACTTTGTCCTTACTGCCAATACTTAGTCAAATAAGCTGTAATGACAGCAATAGCGATTGGCATCAAAACAATTTTTATTAACTCTTTGAATCTGGAAAGTATTCTCCCGACAAAGTCATTTATAACTTGCTTATCGTGTCTTTCATCCCACATTATTTCCACCTTCTTTTTTAGATCTCCAAATTCATCCTCAGGTGTAGAATGATCCTTGTGCATGGTTCCCTCCATGTAACGTTTTTCGGCCGCCTTGGGGTCCAAACACAAGGCGGTATTTCTTTTCTTTCCAAACTCTAAATGCACGTCAAAAGCTCTTTTCGTGCTGTTTTCCGAATTCCATCTTCCTCTTGGCCTTTTGAGCCTGTTGGAAAGCTGTTCCTATTTTCAAGTCTGGGAACTCTTTCAAGTATCAGTTCTGTTTTTTGTTCAATGCGCACTTTTTATGAAAAAGCCCCTCGAAGTGAGGGGCGGAGCGGTTAGAGCTTGGCGGGGAAGAATCGCCACATTACGTTTACCATAGTGTCGTCGTTATCCGTTGTAAGGCTCAGCGCAACTGCATTTTCAAAATTAGGCATAGCCTGATGCGCAACTAAAGCGGATTCTTTCTTGCTGTCGCTATGCACCTTCAGCAGGTAGTGCAACATACCTCCAACCCCGGCGAATCCGCCCGCGCAGGCTACGGTCTGTAATTCTGTGATGATCTTGTCAGGCATACGCCCCTCCTGCGAGTAGAGTAGGAGAGGCAGACGAGGCTTTATGGACACGAAAAAGCCCCGCCATCGAGCGGGGCTTTTCAAGACTAATACATAGTTCTGAGAGTTATGTAAATGTCTTCTTTCAAGGTGGTCGTGACAACCACGTTGTATGACCCGTCTTCTGTGTCTGTCGCGCCAGAGATGCTACTGACGGTAATCCCCGATGCGTCATGTTTATCTATTCAGAAACGCTCTTGTTGGAAGAGCTAAGGGATAGTGGAACTTCAGAGTCGCCAATTTCAGGACCAGATTCAAAATAATCCTCAAGGGTTCTAACCTTGGCTTCGAGAATTTCAAGACGTGTAATGATTGTATCGATGTCACCGGGATCACCCTTCTCCCCTTTCTCTCCCTGCGGGCCTTGCGGACCTTCCGGTCCGATATCCCCTTTCTCTCCCTGCGGACCTTGCGGTCCGATATCCCCTTTTTCGCCCTTATCGCCTTTAGGTCCTTGCGGACCTTCCGGTCCGGTATCTCCTTTTTCACCCTTAAGGCCCTGCGGACCGGCCTCACCGGTATCGCCTTTGTCGCCTTTAGGGCCTTTGATTTCTCCCACGGACACCCACTGCGTATCGTCCCAAACGTAGGCTTCAGAACCGATGAGGTAGGCGCCTTTATCACCCGTTGGCAAGGCTTCTTTTAAAGCATCTGCGCTTTCATAGCTGCCCTTGAGCTCTAAACCTGTGCCTGCGTCACCCTTTTCGCCTTGAGGGCCGGCAGGACCTGCGACTCCGGGGTCTCCCTTGTCACCCTTTTCACCCTTTTCACCTTTATCGCCCTTCGGGATTCCTAACGTAAACGAAGGCTTTTCAGCCGTACCGCTCTTACTTATGGTAGGAAGTTGCCCGGCACTAAGAGCAGAAACCTTGATGTCTATCTCAGGAGTGATCCCGGTAGGTCCTACGTCTCCCCAAACCGCAAGGACCGGACCTAGAACAATTTCCGTACCTCTTAATTCGATAAGCTCGTAGACCTCGCCACCCCTGTTAATAATGTGGTCTCCAACCTTAACGTTATCGCTTGGCGTTAAAGCGGCGGTCAGATTAGTTCCTTCGTGGGCGTCGGCAAGCCACCTCATGGAATAGCCTGCAGAATTGACCAGTTCTTCTACTTGATTCTTTGTCAACTGAATTGCATCAAGAATCTCTTGAGCCTGCAGCTTAACTAAGTTAACCTGCTCACCGCCTTTGGCGTCTAGCGCGGCGATAAGAGTCTGAAGTTTAGCCTCCAATTCAGCAGTCTTTTGCTCTATTTCTTCCTGAGAAGCTGCAGTAGCCGCATTGACGGCCTGCACCTGAGCCTCACCCGCCTCTCTAACCAAAGCAACTTTAGAATCGGCTTCTGCCTGAGCTGCTTGCGCAAACTCCTGGGCCTTGGTCGCCCAAGTCTGCGACTCGTCAGCAAAACTTTCAGCCTTAAATGCTCTTTGTCTGAAGTCCTCAAAGATATCAGCCAACTGGTGTAAGTTATTTTCATCGGGTTCGATGCCCGCTCCCTCAATCACATTCATGAACTCTTCAGTAATCATGTGATGCCAGTAGGAGCCTAATGTTGTCGGCAGGCCTTTTGCATTTTTATCTCCGTCCTGAGGATATCCATAGGACGGATTTTTAGGCGGCAGCGGCGGAGTATCCGATGCGTTTGCGTAATAAAGTCTTTTCATCACTTGTTCCTATTCATGCATTAAAAAAGCCCCTTTCGGAGCTTGTTAAATATGGATGTAAACAGGCGCCCGGCTCGCCGGCGGCTGAATATGGTTTGTTCTCCCGTATACCGGAGAGCAACGGGAAGCTTCAAGTCGGAAATATGACCATGGGGCGCCGTCGCTGCCGTTTGCCGAAGTATTTATATTTCCTTGACGAAGTCGGTATGCCGCTCCGTTTGCTAAATCTCCGGCTCTGTCGTCGCACCCCATCTCAGCCCAAATTTGAGGCGCTCCGGAGTCAATATATTGACCGACTCCCCAGTTCGACCCACACAGCACTCTGTCAAGAAGATAAGGAATATTAAATGTCGTACTGCCATTGCCCGCGCCCCATGTCGTTCCAATCGCTTTAAACAAATTCGCATAACCGGAACGACTTACCGCTCTTCCATCGCACAAAAGCCAGTTAGGATTGTTTATAAAACAACCGGCGTAGATAATGAAGCCTGGAGGAAAAGTTTCAAATTTATCCACTCTGTCTGTGACGCCTTTTAACACGGTATTAATTTTTTCTTCTAACTTGGTCAGTCTTACCTCAATGCTCTGATTAAGCTGGTCAAGGGTATTTTTTTCGGGCTTAATACCTCCTCCGACAATTGCATTCCTGATTTCTTCGGTTACCGCGTTATACCAAGGGGCTTTAGGAACCGTAGCGAGCTGTCCGCCCGTACTCGAACCGTCTGTCGGATATCCCAAAGGTGCATCCTCTGCGAATTTTGGTTCTACCTGAACCACTCTAGCTCCGTATGCTCTGTCCATTTTCTTGTTCCTTAAAATCCCAATAACCAAAATAAAGTGTCGTGTGCGCCGGTGCGTACCGTCTGATCAGGCACTCAATCACTGAGTCTCCCCACCAAGCTAAAGCCTCTTTTGTTTCCCCGGTTACCTCGTGCCACTGCAGTGTGTTGTTTGAACCTCCGATGACATTGACGCGCCATGTGTGCGGCCAAATGCCGTCGGCCAGAACATCGTTTACCCGGCTCATTACGCTGTAGCCGTTGAATTCATCAATCACTATGAGGTAGCCGAACATCGCGGCCAAATCGATAAAGAATTGAGGCGTCTGAGAACCAACCGTGGTCATTTTCCAAATCAAGAGACGCCGCAGCGTGTTGATGTCTGTTGCTCCCCACAGCTTTAAGCACTCATCAGGCAGACCCCACTCTTCCAGCCATTGAGGGAATGTTTCAATGGCAAATCTCGGATCTGCCTCTGTAATGAGCGCGTTGGCTCTTGAGTCAATCCTTGCCAATTCAATTGCCCATACCTCAAACATCATGGCGTAAAGACTGGTTGAATCTCCTCTTGGCCAAACGGGACCAGGAGGCAGAAGCTCTTTGAGCATTCCTACATATTCGTTTGCCGTTACTGCCATGTGATCTCTCCTAATGTCAGCAACTCATTGTTACTATCGGGAATCGGGTCGGAGGTTGGAGAGGCAACTGTATGATCTTCTTCACCCAATGCCGCACTAATAGCTGCTCGGATATGCGACAAGTAAATTCTTTGTCCGGGAACCCCTTCTCTGGCAAATAAGTCTTTGAGCTCTTGCTCTACTGCCTCGCGGACTTCAGCATCATCAGGAAGCAGTCCGACAATAACAATATTGACTGCCTTAATCTCCGGGACTCTGACATAGAGGTGAGCCGTCACAGGACGCAGCTTATCGATATGTTCAAATACCTTATCCCGCATAGCCTTATCGGGAATGATCTCGGTCATGCCGTCACAGACAAATCGGACGGTAACCGTGCCCTCGCCTTCTTCTTTAGGAAATGCCCAAGCTCGGGTTACGCCCGGCACTTCTAAAGCCCACTGAACATAATCCGACTCCGTACCTCCGTGAGGCGTCTCCCTGACGCGAGAGAGGAGGCGCGCCCTAAGACTGTCGTCGGTTTCAGACTCGCTTCCGCCTCCAAGTTTGACAATCGTAACTTCGCTAAAAACACCCACGATCGGAGAAACCAGCGTCAGGACGTCCTCTTCCAGCTGATTACCGGAAGTTCCCTCGTTTAAGGCTTCAACTGGGGTCGTTCCATCCGAAGAGACAGGACCAACGGTCTTGTACTGAACTCCGTCATCAGACTGCAAAATCGTCCCTTCCAGAACATTGATGGGTTCTCCGGAAAAACGAAAAACAACCTCGCCGGAAGCTTTCGTAGCTTTCTTCCTGGCTAAACCGTAAATGGAGGCCCAGCGATCCAAATAGTCACTTTCTGCCGTATCAAAAAACTGCTGCCGATTTAAATACTCGATATAGCCGTACAGAGAGTGAGCAGCTCCGGCCAAAACTCTGTCAAAGACTCTCGCGTTGGAGCGCCTCATCTGCGGAACAGACAATCTGCTCTGAGTATCTCCGTCGAGTCTTTCTATGATTTCCTTTAGTGTCGGACGTTCAAAACTCATAATTTACTCCACACATCGACAAATCGGGCGGTAAGTGTTTTTTGATCGGGACGAATAATCTCAATCAGTAAGTTAAGGCGATCCACTCCGTCCAGTTCAGCCCTCGCCGTCACTTCTTCGGCAATGCGGTCCTCAACCATCCAGCGCAGAGCTTCCTGAGCGTACTCTTCAGACAAAGCAAGCGTTTCGGTAGTGAGAGTTGAGCGCATCAGCAGCCAGAGCCGCGAACCGAATTTATCTCCTTCCTCAGAGAAAGAATCCGCCCACCAGCCCATCTTGGATTCTGTCGGCCTCTCGTCATCGTCCTCGGCTCTTGCCCAAGAAAAAAGGCTGTTTACCACAGCCCTTGCTAAGTCATCCTTGGCAAAATCGGTCAGCGTCGCTTCCGCACCGTTTAAATAAAGGTTTCTCAA